GCATCCGATAGCTTTGCTCCGAATGTGCTGTTCGGTTTGTTCTTCTTTCGGAGAATAAAACCTCCAGATTTCGTTTGCTCTACTCTCTTGCTCTGTTCCCCTCCCTCTTCGCAACCTACTGTTGGAGTTGGAAACATCTTTACTGCTACTGTTAATGGTGTTCCCCCTTGCTTGTATTTCTTTGTTCTCTCCGATGCTGAGTCTTGAGTTGGAGTTGGGTACATCATTTGCATTTGTTCCAATAGATTTCCTGGAGGTACTGTTTTTCTCCCTATGCTCTCTCTGTATTTTTTTCTCTTCTCCATAGCTTTCTCTGATCTCATTCCTATTTCTGTTGCTGTTGGAGTGTGCAATAATCCAAACTCTTTTTCTTTGATGCCATGCACCGATGCCTGAAGCTGGAATAATAAGACATTGGACTTGGAAACCTTCTTTTTCCAAATCAGTTTGCACCTGTCTGAGTACCAAGCCGTTGTTGATAGACACAATCCCTTCAACATTTTCGCCAACAAACCATTTTGGTTTTGTTTCGGCAACAACTCTAATAGTTTCATCCCAGAGGTAACGATCATCGTTTTGTCCTCTTCGTTTTCCTGCAACTGAGAATGGTTGGCATGGGAATCCTCCTGAAACAATGTCGGCTGTGTAGTTTGATCCTTTAACATTTCTAATATCCTCCTCTATTGGTATATTTTTAAAATTTTTCTGCAATACTTTTTGGCAAAATTTATCTTTTTCTACAAATCCTATGGTTTTGATTCGTTTTGTAGCTTCCATACCTAGCGAAAAACCGCCAATTCCGCTAAATAAATCAAGTAATCTGAGCATATTCGCTTGTAGATTATTTATTAACTTTAATCAAGATGTATATTGCTTTTACAATATTTGTTCTATATAACCGAATCAATGCTGATAAAAATAGGAAAGGAATGGAAACATAGAAAGGATGGTGGTTGCTTCACAGCAGATCATCTTTCTCCCTCACAGTTAACTAAGCCTACAGATCAATGGTTTTATAACTATTGCGTCTTATCGGAAGATGAAAGAAAGAAGTTGCCACCAAACTGTAAAATGATTTTTGGAGCTATGATAGGAAGAGCTTTACAAGACATCATTGTTCATAAATTAACAATTAAAGAAGTAATGGAAGGAAAGAAAAATGGCTGATGAAGGTTATAATCCAATGGCGAATACCCTTAATCAATTAAAAAGGGAACTTGATCATTATAAAAGAGATTACCAGGAGGCACAAAGAATCAATAATTCTCATAAAGTTATGAATGGTAAGCTAAGTTTACAAATCAATAATCTTAATTTTGAAAATAAAAAATTAAAGAATAGAATTGCCGAACTAGAAGAACAAATCAAACAGAAAGGGTCTAATGACAAAACAAAAATCAACTGAAGAAAAAGAACACAATAAAGGTTCATTTAAAGATAGATATAAAAAATGTTTATCTGAACTAAAAAAAATACCTACAGTTAATATAAAAGGTAAAAAATATTCTACTGTAGCTGAAAGGTTTAAACATTTAAAAGAATATTTTCCTGAATCTAAAATAGATGAACAATTAATACACCATGACAATGATAGAGTTGTAGCAAAAACAACATTGTATATTGGAGAACAACCTTATGCAGTTGGTCATAGTGAGGAATTTCGTAATTCATCATTTATAAATAAAACAAGTGCTATGGAAAATGCCTTCACTTCAGCTTTAGGAAGGTGCATCGCAGCATTTGGATTAGCAGGATCTGAATATGCTAGTGCTGATGAACTTACTGTAGCTTTATTAAGTCAAGGAATAAAAAAAGATAATGAAGATGTGCTAAAAAAAATAGAAGGCACAACTACAAAAACAAAATTAAATAGTACCTATAGTGAATATATGAAAAAACATGAAAACATTATGAGTGCTTTTAATAAAAAAGAAAAGACCATTGAAACTAACGGAGGACAAAATGTCAAATCAAAGTGGTAAAGAAAAGGATTGGGTATTCTTTGAATACGATCCAAGTAACGAAAGGTCTGTAAAAATAGATTTCTCAGGTAACATTAAATTAAACAATGGTGCTAAAGGAACTATTTTAGGATCTAAAGGTTCATCAAAAGATGGCAACACCAAGTTTGTTAGAATTTTTAAACAAGTAGGAGTTTTGTTTAAGGGTGATGATAATAAATTTACAGGCGATATAAACGATGCTGAGATTGGTGGAAAGAAAGCACTTATTGGTTGGTTAAATGCAGACGCTAAAGTTAAAAACATTAGTGGTTATGCAAACGAACCAAAAGCCAAAGGCAATGATATGAACTTCTAATGGATGTTCTTGTCGTCATCATGCACTTAATAAATGGTTCAGTAGTTGAGGCTTCGGTTTCAGCTACTGCTCCAAAAATGCTTTGCCATGATGCTTTTGAACAAATAACAAAGTTTGATACGGCTAAGAGCAAAGCATATTACGAAGGAAAAACAGTTTTATACTACTACTGCAAGGATTAAAATGTCGGATAATATAGAAAGCATACACAAACTACCAAAACATTTAGAGAGATTATTAAAAGAAAAAGAAGAAGAATATGGCTCTTTCACAAAAACAAGCTATGTCATGCAAAAGATTATTGAAGGTTATTTATCAGCTTATAATGGATATGTTGTAAAAGCACCTAAAAATATATGGGGAATATTAAATATTGATGAAAAGAATTGGAGAAGTATAACCAATAAAAAATATAAAAAAGATACCTATGATGATATTAATGGGTATGCAGAATGTAATAGAGGATTGGCGTTAAATGATAGAAAAAAGTAAAATACCTATGACACCAGTTATGCTGCGTCTATTGAATTTTATCAAAAAATACTATAAAAAAAATAAATATATGCCAACTTTTGCAGAAATGGCAGAGGGTCTGGACTACAAATCCAAGAACTCAATAACTGTCTTGATAGATAAATTGGCTGATAGAAATGACCTTAAGAAAATTAAAGGTTATAGAAGGAATATAGAATTGAATGACTAAAGTACAAAAAGATACACTTGCAGAACTTATGGTCAACTTCAGAGAGACTTTTGAGGGTGCTACTGTAGAAGAAGCTACAGAAAAAGCTCATTCCTCAAAAAAGCCTAGCGATGACGCAGAAGTAACAATCACCGATAAGCGTTTCGTTAGGTCAAATATAAAACTGATCGGTGAGAAAACAAATGACAATGGAACCAAAGATACTCAAGGATCTGGAGTCAAAGCAGGAGAAGCTAGTGAATAGAATGTATAAATATAAAACTTTATATTTAAAAAACAAAGCTAGAATACCTCAAATTGCTGAGAAGATCATAGAGTTAAAACAAAAACAAATTAGAATTAGCAGTTAATTCTAGTTTACAGATAAAAGTTGTAACAAGGGTTCAAGGGTTCTTTGTCTTAAATGAAAGGAAACAATGTCTGAAATATCATTAGAACAAAAAGAAAGAGAGTTTTATCAAAAACTTGGAGTTGCTTTACGTCAAGCAAGAAGAGCAGCTAATAAATCACAAAGCGATGTTGCTCAATCAATCAATGTAACTTTCCAACAAATTCAAAAGTATGAGAAAGCTACAAACTATCCAAAAGAATTTAGAACTAGACAAATAGTAAAATTCTTAGGTAGAAATGATTACGATGGTTTTTTAAGGGATTTTAATGTTCACACCAATTAGAGAAAAATTAAATAGCTTAATACCTGATACAAAAGAGATAGACGCTTTTAATCATTACTCAACTATCATTGAAAGAATGATCGTTAATGGTGATGCTGCACATAGGAGCATACCAGGTTTTGAAAAGTGTAAGCCTGAGATAGAAACTTATAAAGTCTTTGATGGTATAACTATACCGGTACATGGTTATGCAGATTTGAAAGCAGACAAAGCTGATAACTTTAAAGGTATGATCATTGAAGATAAATGTAAGTTTCCAAGAAGAGGTAGAGTTAAGAAAGATGGTACAAGAAGTTGGACTACAGCTAAGTTACCTCAAGAAGTTCCAGAGTCTTATCACTTGATGCAAACAGATTTTTATTACTATGCTACTGAACTCCCAATATATATTTGTTATATTAATGAGGAAGGTTACAAAGTATTTAGTGCTGAGAACTGTGAGCTCCTAACACCTAAAAGCATAGAGAGTAGAAGAAAAGACTTTATCCAAAGATGTAAGGTTAGACAAAACCTTATGAAAATATCAAACGATGCTAATGTATTGAAAGATTATATACAGCCTGACTTTGATCACTTCTTTTGGAGAAACGACCTAGATCCAAGCTATTTAGAAAACGCTAAAAAGTTTTGGTCTAGTTAATATTTGGCGGCAATCAATGCTGTAAGCAGTATTCCCCTGATTGTCGCCTAGTATTACCAATCATTAAAAGGAATAGTTTTTCGTTTTATATATTTATCATAGCAGCTAGACACCCCTTCAGTATGGGTTTCGCAGAATACTCTGTTCTCTGCATTTATGATCCAACCGCCTTGATCTGATGAATGTTTGTGTTTACAGAAATGACAAGAACCAATAACTCTTGAAACACTTTTTCTGTTCCAAGTTTTATTCTTCATTTATTTTTTTGCTGTTCTAGCTGATCTTTTTAATGCTTTAGCAGAAACTGTGCCTTTACCTTTTCGGCTAGTACCAGCTTTTTTTCTTTTGTTCATGTAGTAGTAGAGACCTTTTTTTACTACTCTTCCATCTTTAGTTTTGTGATAACCTTTTTTCATTATTTTCTCTTCTTTCTTTTCTTTCTTTTCTTTAACATAGCAAAATCAGCACCAGTTATTTTATCTCTTGGTGGTGCAATCCTTGCTAGTTTCTTTTGTTTTGGACTATATTTACTAAACGGCATATTTTCTCCTATTGTTAGTTTCCCTCCGACTCTCCCAGCTAATTCAGTTAGCTACACCTAGTATTTACTTTTTACTTTTTTCTTTTTTTTCTTTGCGTACATCTTAGCGGCTTTCTTGCCTTTTTTAGTGTATGCAAACTTTTTTTTACCAACCATTGGCATAGTTATCTCCTCTTTTTGTGTTTACCCATATACCACTCTGAAGGTTCATAGTTCCATCGTTTACCATGATGACCTCTCAGATCAGCATACTTCATTCTTAATCTTACTATACTCTTTATTAAGAATTTTTTCATTAACAATTCCACTTACGCAGAGCTTTATTAATTCTTGAATTTGGATCGTTAGCTGTTTTAGCTGAAGTTAATCTTCTTTTCATCCCTTTCATTCTAGCACAAAAACTCTTTCTACGTTTATAAGCACTAGATCCTTTTTTTAGTTTACTTGGTTTAGTTGTTACAGGTGCTTTTAAATTACCACCTGTTCTTCTATTATAACTTGCTCTGCCTTTGGCGTTTAGTCCACCTGATTTAGATTTACCTTCTTTTCTTTGCCATGCAGCAGTTCTAGCCATATTATTCCCAAGTTTTATAACCTTGTTTATCTTTTATCAAAGATTGTTTTCTATTGCTACCATCTCTTTTATAACTAACATGAATCCAACCACTATCAGCTACACCTTCTTCATAGTATTCGCTAATAAGCTGATCAAAGTCAAAGTTGTTTTTTATATGTGCAGCAACTTGTTTATTATCAAATCCTGGTATTTCAAAATCTACAGCAGCAGAACCATCTTTTGCACAATGTTGTGATCTTGCTGATGAACCTATAGCTTCTGATAATTTTTCTGACCTAAAGCCAGAGCTGACCATTATGGGTCTTGATTCATAATACTCTCTTAATGGTTCTAATATGTTTTCACATAATGCTTTTAGGTTTTGTATTTGTTCTTCGTTTGGTGTGTTATCCAAGCCAAGCCTAGTAGCTGTGCCTGATTTAGTCATTTCTTCAAGACTAAAGTGTTTTGATAATTGTGTCATGCTGATCTCCTATCATAGTTTTCATCATAATAACATTTGAACTTTATTACGATTTCATTTTTATTTATTTCTTTTCTACCAATTTCTTTTGTTTTCTTTTTAGCCTCTTCATAACCTGAAATCAAGCAATCATAAAAAGTATCATGGTGGTCAAGCAAATGAGGTTTCATACATTCTCCTGCAACTTGGCTACATATAATCATTATTAAGGCTACTTTCATGGATGTTCTGTTAATAGTTTATTTGTTTCTTTTATCTCTTTTAGTTTTTTCTCTAGTTCTTTAACTTGTTTATTAGCTTTCTCAAGATCATCATTGGCATACTCTAACTTTTGTAAACATCTTTTATTAGCTGAGTCTTTGCTTTTATTTTGATCTTCAAGCTCATCAACTTGCTGTTTGAGTATTCGTACTTGTTCTTTATACTCACTAATTATCTCTCTACTTGTATCAGACATAATTTAATTAAGGTCTTAAAGTCCAAAAAATCATACCACAAATAACAACTAAAGCTAATGCGGTATTTATAGGAAAAGAAAATTCCATCAACCTGACATTCCCATTAGCCATAGCATAATAAAAATATAGCAGATTGGTTCCATTATTTTTTCTTAAATGTAGATACGCCTTTAATACCTAATATTGTACTGAAAGCACCTACTACAAGAGCTTGATAGAACATTGGAAGGTTAGAAAATTTATCAAAGAATATGTCTATCTTAGCTTGAATATCAGGGTCATCACTAAATACAGACCATGCTAAAAGCAACAGAGGAATTGAGATAAGGATGAGGCAAAATTCATCTTTTAAATCTCCTCTATGAGAATCAATAACTGCTTTTTTATATTCAACTTCACCATTAGCCATTTTCTCAGCTAACTTTAGTTCAGCAACTGATTCTAATTCTTTTGCTTTTCTTCTGTTGGCAGCTATAGACATACCTGTTTTGATAATGCCTGGTACTAATTTAGCTGCAATATTCATCCACATAACTATTTATAAAAGTCTTTGAATAACCATTCAACATATTTTTTCCATAATTTTTTTATGTATTTCATGGGTTTCTCCTTGTTATCACTATGAATTTCAGCAGTTTTTAACAATGCTTGATTCATTGGTGGGTTAGGCTGTGCAGGTGATGGTCTAAAAGATTTACTCATCCTTAATTATTTTTTTAATAGATTTAGAACCATCTATGTTTTTTTCTAACTCTGCTTTTACAGTATCGCATTTATATTGTATTCCTTCTTGATATTGTCTTTCAGCAGTTCTTTTACGTTTTAAACAATCAGACATAGCAGATTGTATTCTGTGTTCTTTCAGTTCACCTGATATAAACATACAAAGAGCAACAACACCTTCTACAATCATAATACCTTACCTTTATTTTTACCTTCTTTTAAAACATATTTTTGTGT